ATCTTAATGATAGGTGATGGCAATTATTAGAGAACTCACTAGCCCAAATGGTTGGCCGGCTAGTGAGGATCGGCAAGCCATAGGTATTCAATCTTTTGTTATACCTGGCACTAAAACTAAGATTGCCTGTGCAAAAGCGGTTGCGCCTTTGTTAATAAATTTTTGTAAAGAATTTCATGAATCGGTTGAGCCAATAAATGAAGGCCAACTAGATGATTGGGGATACGCGTTTAGAATGACTAGATCATCTGATCGGGTATTGAGCAATCACGCATCCGGTACTGCCATAGACTTAAATGCAATTAAGCATCCTTTGGGCAAGTCAAATACATTTAATAAGGATCAGCGTAATACAATTAACCTACTGATAACTAAATATGGTTTAAATTGGGGTGGTAATTACAAAAAGCGTAAAGATGATATGCATTTTGAAATAGCATTAAGCCAATATGAAGTTGAACAAAAAATCAAAGAGTTAGGGTTAAAATGAAAATTACAACAAAACAAAAAGAAGTGATTAAGTCATATCTAAGAAGCATTGCGGCGGCAACAGTTACAACTTTGTTGGCTTTGGTTGCAGATGTTAAACCTGAATATGCAATCTTGGCCGGTGCTTTAGTTGCACCTTTGATTAGATATTTAGACCCCAAAGACGATAAATTCGGGATTAACAGTTAATGAGCGCGAATGATCAGATGGCATTAGTTGTATCTCTTGTTACAATAATTGGATCATTTATTGCTTCTGTGCGTTGGTTAGTTAAGCATTATCTAAGTGAGTTAAAACCTGATGGCAACGGTGGCCATAACCTAGAAGGCCGTGTTGCACGCATAGAAGAAAAGTTAGACACGCTGTACCAAATTCTCATATCTAAGAAGTAAGTCAGCCGTATCCCTTACCCTATGGCCATGAAGATGTGCGTGGTTGTACCCAGTAGGGGTAGGCCTGAAAATGCCGAAAGGTTAGCCCAGGCGTTTAAAGATACCGGTGCAGAAGCCGACCTATACATAGTTATAGATAATGATGATCCTAAATGGAATGAGTACGCCAAAAGTGAAAACTATAAAAAACTACCGGCAGATAATAAAACAGGTGGTTGTGCTAAATCTCTTAATACCGGTGCGGTTCTTCTTTTGGATATTACTAAGTATCCTTTATATGATTATTTTGTTTTCATGGGTGATGATCACCTTCCTAGAACCCAGGGCTGGGATAAAGCCTTTATTCAAGCGTTAAAATACAACGCTGGCATTGCCTATGGTGATGATTTATTGCAAGGCGAAAACTTACCAACAGCCTATGCAACTACGCGTGAAGTAGTTGATGAACTCAGGGGTATGACCTTCCCAGGATGCATACACTTATTTTTTGATAATTTTGTTAAACAATTGGGCATTGATTTGAAATGTTTGAAGTATTTGCCTGATGTAATTATTGAGCATCTACATCCAGTAGCAGGCAAGGCTGAGATGGATGAAGGGTATGCCAGGGTTAATCAACCTAAGTGGTATGAAAAAGATTTACTGGCACTGCAACAATATTTAGCAAGTGCGGATTATGCAGAGTTAGTAAGAAAATATAGATGAACATACTCATTACTGGATCACATGGCTTTGTTGGTCGTGCCTTTAGGCGTGCATTACCTAACGCTAATCTAACTTTAGTTGATCTAAAAGCCGGTGTTGATTGTCGTAAATTCTTTCAATTAGAAAATAAGCAATACGATTTAGTAATACATCTAGCCGCATTAGTTGGTGGCCGCATGATGATTGAAAATGAACCATTGGCTTTAGCCGTTGATCTTGCCATTGATGCTGAGTTTGCTACCTGGTCTATGCGAACTAAACAGCCTTATGTTGTGTACTTCTCATCATCAGCCGCTTACCCAGTTGATTTACAAACCCTAGCAAAGAAAAAGAAGCTAAAAGAGAAGGATATAAATTTCAACAAAATAGGTAAGCCGGATATGACCTATGGCTGGACAAAACTAACCGGTGAAATGCTTATGAATTATTTACGCGAAGAAGGTACAAAGGTATTAACGCTTAGACCATTTAGCGGATATGGCACGGATCAAGATTTAGATTACCCATTCCCATCAATCATTCAGCGTGCGATTATGAACGCTAACCCATTTAACATTTGGGGTAAGGCAACTACTACCCGGGACTTTATCCATATTGATGATGTAGTTGATGCAGTTGTAGAAATGGTTAAAAGTAACTGCAATCAAACAGTTAATTTATGTACAGGCAGGCCTACAACATTCTTAGAATTAGCCAAAATAGCAATGAACACCCTGGGATATGAAAAGACATCAGCCAATAGATTTAAGATATTGACCGATAAGCCGGCAGGCGTGCCTTACCGGGTAGGCGATCCAACCATGATGAGCGACTACTACACGCCAAAAATAACTTTGGAAGAAGGCGTTGAGCGAGCCATTCGTGGAATAGTTTGATCTAAAATTAGGCATACTATGGCTACTAAAAAACCCCGAAAAGTAACTAAGCGCAAACGGCGTACACCTGGCAAGGCTGATGCGTTGAACAAATTAGAAAATCATTACATCACATTAAACGAAATGTACAGGGCGGCCAAAGCGGCCGGCTTTAGTAGTGATGTTGCATTTTGGTTAATAACAGAACCAGGTGCATCACTACCTGATTGGGTCAATCCGAACAATAAACCAACTGAGATCATTCCCCGAATTGATCCAACAGAAGATGAGGATGATGATTAAACGCGATAAAACCTTTAATGCTCGGTATTTAGTGGTGTCAGACTTGCAAGTACCATTTCAATTTACAGAAGCCGTAATCAATCTAAAAAAATTGGTTAAGGCTTTTAAATTTGATTTGGTTCTTAATGTTGGTGATGAAATGGATTTTAATACCATAAGTAGATTTAGCGAAGGCCGGGCAGAATCCTTTATGCAAACCCTTAATGAAGATAGGGAAACCTGTAAAGATATTTTGTACGATTTAAAAACAGATGTAGTAAGTAGATCAAATCATTCAGATAGGTTATACAAAGCTATAGCCCGAATACCTGGGTTAATGGAATTACCTGAGTTGCAGTATGCAAAATTTATGGGCTTTGATGATCTAGGCATCCACTATGCAAAACAGCCTTATGCCATTCCAGGAACTAACTTTGTGCTTTGTCATGGGGATGAAGGGGTCATATCTAAGATTGCCGGTCAAACGGCGTTAAACCTTAGTAAAAGGTGGGGGCGCTCAGTAATTTCGGGACACACGCATAGATTGGGTTATACATGCCATTCAGAAGCCTTTAATGGCCGATTAGAGCGTGTTTTAGTGGGTATTGAGTGTGGTCATACCTGCGACCTGAAAAAGATGTCTTATACCAAAGGCTACGCCCAATGGCAGGCTGGCGCAGTGATCATACATATTAAGCGCGGCAATGTAAGCGCGGAGATGATCCCATTTAACGCTGATGGTTCATTTACAGCTATGGGTAAGGCCTTTGGGTGAGGTAGATCACATGACACACCCTTATGGCATATTGAATTTGTCAGTGGGCTAGTGTTTAATTGCATTTACAAACGCAATTGACCGGAAGGGGTTAATTATGAAAGCTACAAAAAATCAAGTTTGTAACTGTAATCAATACTGTTTAGACACAATATGTATATCAAGTGATAGCAATCTACGCGTGCGTAAATGTTGGTGTGCTGATTGCAAAATTGTGCGTAAAGAAATTAAGGCTAACGCATACAAGATGATCATGGTGAACGCATGATTATAGTTATTGAAAGCGTATTACAAACCAAGATTGATTTTAGGTATGTAAAAGATGAAGATAATTATGTTGCATCTACATCAAATGTATTAGGTGAGTTTACATCTTATGGTAAAACACCTGATGATGCGGTGCGTAGATTAAAATCTAAACTGTTTGGTTTACTGGCTGAGTATGTACACAATCAGAAGGTGAACCACTAATGAAAATTACAAAGAATCAATTTGAAGCCTTAACTGATGCACAAATGGAATGGGCAACTGAACCGGATTGGCTAA